GCTACTCGTGGCGAACGCTGGCGTGGCCAACCATCCCGACACGACGCCGGGCGGCGTAACGATGGGCGGTATCTCGCCTGACGGTAAGCAGCTCGTGCAGCCGATGTTCACCGGCCAGCGCCTTGACTTCGCGACCCTCGTTCTTGAGGCGAAGCGCAATCAGGTGAAGGAGAGCCTTTACATCAACCTCTTCGCGCTGCTCGTGCAGAACCCGCAGATGAGCGCGACTGAAGCTCTGATCCGCGCAAACGAAAAGGGAGAACTTCTTGGACCGGCCGGCTCGCGTATTCAGCAATCGCTCTCGAATTGCGTCGAGCGTGAGCAGGGCATCCTTAAGCGCCGTGGTGTGTATCAGCGTGGTTCTTCGTATGAGCCGCCGCGCTCTATGTCCGAACGCACCATTGGCCCTGAAATGTCAGCGCCACTCAATCGGCTGCGTAGAACCAAGGAAGCCGAAGGCATAATTCGTACCCTTCAAGTCGTGTCGCCTCTCGCTGCAATCGATCAAGAAGTCGTCGACAATTTCGACGGCGACGAGATGACCCGCGAGCTTGCCGAAATCTTCGGTGCTCCGCAGAAAATCCTTCGTTCGCGAGAGAAGATTGCCGAGCGTCGTGCGAAGCGTCAGCAGTCACAGCAGGCCGCACAGAATGCAGCGTTGTCAGAGCAGATGGCGAAGGCCGGCAAGCTCGGCGGCGAGGCGTTGCAGGCATACCAGGGGATGTAATGGAAGAGGCACAGGAGCAGTACGTACTTCCGTTCAAACCGCATCTTCTGAAAACGAAGAAGGATGCGGATTTAGAGGAAGTAGCCACGGCGTTTGATGATGCAGTTGAGCAGATCAAAGAGCAGTGCCCGAACATGGCATTCTTCTTCGTCTGCGCTGTCGATATGGACAGGACGATTTCAAGCGGCGCGTCTCTCGGTGCCAACTGTCCGTTCCCGTCGATGATCTTACCGGACGTGGCTAAGAACGCTCTCTGGAAAGACCTACTCACGGCGGACACCGAGTGAGCAAGTGGTGTTCGCTACTATCGCAGTTAGGAATTAAGCGCGCCCGCAGTTGGCAAGCCCAATCGGTGCTCTCGCATTCCTACAAGGCAGTGTTCCAAGGCAGCCCATCGTCAGAGCAGCAGCAGATAGTGCTCGCCGATCTCATGGCCAAATCGGGCTGGCTCCGTTTTTCTTCCCGCGTTTCTTCGGAAGAGTTGTGGCGCCGCGAAGGGATGCGTTCCCTTTTCGGTGAAATTTTCTCGCATATCTCGCTCGCGCCAGACGACTTATTCGAATTGGAGAACGCGGCGAGGAAGGAAGCAGCTCTGACACTAGAGCGCAATCAGGAAGGTAATCTCAGATAATGCCAGTTTCACTCGCGCCGAGCGGCGACAATGGTGGCGGCGATCCCGCGAACTCCAACGTCGTTGCTAAGGAGAACGCTGGAAACGATCCGGCCAAAGTAGTTGTCGCCCCAGGGGCAACCGACAACGGCGGCGGCGGAAATTCAGGCGATTGGCTTGCAGGGCTCTCCCCTGAGAACAAGGCAATCGCAACGCAGAAGGGTTGGAAGAGTGGTGACGACGCGCTGAAGTCGTACACCGAATTGCAGACGCAGTTCTCCGCCCGCGATCCAGGCAAGGCAAATCAGTTCCGTTTGGGTGATTACGCTTTCGCTGCACCAACCGATGAGGCTGCTAAGAAGCTGTACTCACCGGAGCGTGCCGAGAGCTTTAAGCAGTTCGCGCAGAAGACCGGCGTTGCGCCTGAGATGGCGGCGGCGGTCCACGATTGGTTCGTAACGAGCCAAGTTGCGGAAGTCATGAAGTCTCAGGAAGGCGCGAACGCCGCGCTCAATGAGAGCTTCGAAAAGGCGAGCGCGCAGCTCACGAAGTCATGGGGTGTTGAAACCACTCCTGCCTTCAAGCGCAACGCTGAGATGGCTTTCCGCGCCGTGCGTGAACTCGGCTTGACTGATGCACTCGTCGAAGTGGGCGCCCTCAACCGAGGCCCCAAAGGCGAGCTGAATGTAGTCAACGCCGCCATCGTCGAAGCCCTCGCGAAAGTGGGCAACGGCATGTACGCCGAAGACACCCAATTCGGAAGCTCCTCTGTTGACCGCAATCCGTTTGCTGTCGGCACGGCTGCTGAAAACTCGACTGATGCCGGTCGGATCATGAAGGAAGACCCCGACAAAGCAGAAGCGCTAATTCGCGCTGCCGGCCCCGCTGCCGTGAACTTCTGGCAGCATTGGCTCAACGGCCGCAAGAAGTAATTAGCGCCCATTTCAAGAGGCGAAATTAAGTGGCACTAGTTCGTTTGACGGACGCGATTGTTCCCGACGTATTCCTTGCGTACATGATGCGTGACACGATGGAGCAGGCCGATATTTTCCGGTCGGGCGCCATTAAGCACGACACTCAGATGGCCGCTCTGTTGGGCGGCGGCGGACGTTTGTTCCAGCATCCTTACTGGGGTGATCTGGACAACACTGAAAGCGGCATCGGCTCGGATGACCCGACCGTTGTTGCAACTCCTGGCAAGGTCGCGGCTGACAAGCTTCAGTTCGTTCGCCAGTTCCGCACGCGCGGTTGGTCCACTGCGAAGCTTGTTTCCGAGTTGGCCGGCTCTGACCCGATGGCGCGCATCTCTTCGCGCGTTGGCGAGTATTGGGCACGCCAGTTCGAGCGCTTCCTCGTTGCAACGCTGACCGGCGTCTTCGCCGACAACGTAGCCAACGATGCCGGCGACATGGTTTACAGCGTTACCGGCGAGACTGGCGTTGATGGGCAGATTTCTGCCGACGCCGTTCTTGAGACGAAGCAGACGATGGGCGATGCGGCTTCTTCGTTGAAGCTGCTCATCATGCATTCGCGCCTGATGACCAACCTTCAGAAGCAGAACCTCATTGACTTCATCCCGAACTCTCGGGGCGAAATCAAAATCCCGGTGTACCTCGACTATCAGGTGCTCGTTACGGATAACGTCCCCGTCACTTCTCTTGGCGGCGGCGATTACCAGTACACGACCTACCTGCTCGGTCAGGGCTGCGTCGGCTTCGCTGAGAGCCCGCCCGCTACGCCTGTCGAAGTCGAGCATTATCCTGCCAAGGGTAACGGCGCCGGCGTCGATGAGCTGTGGACGCGCCGCCAGTTCGGTCTGCATCCCTACGGGTTCAACTTCACCGACGCTTCGACGGTTGGTGAGTTCCCGACGAACGCTGAGCTTGCCACTGCGGCCAACTACGACCGCAAGTGGGCTGAGCGCAAGATGGTCCCGATGGCCGCCCTTCTCACGAAGAACGGCTAAAGCATAGTGCTCCGCTTCCCCCAAGCGTGAGCGCTCGGCCCCAGGTGCGTACTCCCTCCGTACCTGGGGCCATCCTTTTCAATTTGGAGAAATGATGACTGACGAAACTGAAAAGAAGCAGGCGGCTAAGGAGCTGGCCAGCGCGTTCGTCTATGTTGAAGACGACAAGCGGCCTTCGCTGCTTACGCTCAACGAGCGCGCACGCGGCCTCGCTGCTGACCGTCGCGCCGATATGGACACCGCACACGACAGCGTTGTGAAGGCTGTTGGCGCGGCGTTCGGAAAGACCCGCGCACCGAAGCCTATCGTACCCAAGGGCTCTGGCCACGGCGCACAGTTGCGTGCCGACGCCGCTAAGGCTGCCAAGGAAGCCGGCAAGTAAGTGATCGTTGCCGGTGCTGCCAGGGCCGCCGCACTCTTCTACGCCAAGAAGCGGCGCAGAGCACGGGCGGCCAAGATCATATCGCACGGCGCGATGCGTGTTGAGGAAGGTGCTGACACCGGAACGGTTGTCGGCTCGCTCTCAATGGTCCCGCAGTTCGGGCGAACCACCTACACACTGACCGATGACGCTGGCGGTCGATTTGAATTGATCGGCAGCCTCATCACTGTGGCCGATGGCGGCCTCCTCGTCTTCGCTGACGACGAGAGCCACACCATCGAAGTCAGCGCTCGTGATCCGCAACGCAATTCGTTCGTTGCCACCATGACAATTTCCGTAACCGAGGCAGCATAGATGGCGCAATACGCCGCTGACTACCAATTGAAGTTTGATGCGATGACCATTGCGCCTTCTCGGCTTGACCAAGTGGACGCGGCAGCTCGGCGCATCATCGCAAATTGGGATGAGTACAAGGCAGTCGAAGAGAAGACCGGCGTTCCTGCCGTGTTCGTTGGCGTCCTGCACATGCGCGAGTGCGACAACGATCTGAAAGGCTGTCTGCACAATGGGCAGCTCATCATTGGCACGAAGCGCAAGACGACACTAGAGCCGAAGGGCCGTGGCCCGTTCAAGACATTCTTCGACAGCGCCGTTGACGCACTGGCGATCAAGGGCTTCGTCGATAATACCGATTGGACCGTTGGCGACATGATCGCTAAGGCCGAGCCATTCAACGGAATGGGATACCGCAACCACGGCTATCAAAATCCGTACCTGTGGGGCGGCACGCAATTCTACAAGCGCGGCAAGTACGTTCGCGATCATGTGTATTCGAGCACCTTCGTTGATCCGCAGCTTGGCGTTGCACCCGTTATAAAGCGCGTGCTCGAATTGACTGGCGGTCTTAAGCAGAAGTCATTCGTCGGCCGCCTGATTGCCAAGCGCTCCGTTGACAAGGCCGTTGTTGGTCAGTCGCGACAGCTCACTTTCGGCGAGCGCATGACAGGCTTTGCAGACTACTGCGGCCTTGGCGGCGTATCGCTTGTCGCCGTCTTCCAACAGGCGCGCGATTTCGTAACCGACTGGCGCACGCTGGCCATACTCGGTGCTGTTGGCGTCGGCTACGGGGCGCTCAAATATCAGAAGTACAGGCTGCTACAGGCGCACGCCGAAGGTCGTTATGTGCCGAGTGGCGCGCTTGTTATTCCGGCTGCTGATGGGGAGAAGACTTAATGCCGGACATTTTTAGTAGCTGGTGGCCGTGGTTGATTGGTGGCAGCACCGTCGCCATCTTCGCCGCGCTCGTGCTTGTTAGCATCGTCGCTCCTTCTGTCCTTCCGCTCATCACCGCGTTCATTAAGCCCACGACTGACGTGTTGGGGCGCATAGCCGGTGACTTGCTGGAGAACTTGTACGACGGCGCAAAGGAAATGAAGTCGCTCAAGGCCGCGTTCTTCGTTGCAACTTGCTGCACTGTCGTTGCCGCCTTCGTTTATTTTCCGACCGTCCACAAGACGACCAAGGCAGTCACGAAGAAGCTGCACAGCGAGTATCGGTTTGTGCCGAAGCCCAAGCCTAAGACGGGGTGGTTCTAATGGCCGCTGCCGATCACGCCACTCGCATCGAACTTGTCGAGCACAAAATAGGCACTATCAACGTCACGCTCGAAAATGTCGTTGCAGGGCTAAATGCCGTGAAGGAAGTTCTGCTTTCCATGCCGAAGCAGTCTTCGACGCGCGACCGGATGACGACCATTGCCGCTACCCTTGCCATCTACACCGCATTTCTCGCGCTCGCTAACCAATGGCTATCCGCGCAAATCTCGCCGGATCGTCAGACGCTCGCTCGCGTCGAGAAGAGCGTAGATGGACTAGAAGTGCTGCGTTACCGTCTCTCGCTTCTTGAGAAGACGAACGTCACCGCTCCCTAATTCGTGGCAACTCCCGCGCCGCTTGAAGCGCGACTTGTCACGACCACCGGCCCGCTGCCGAGTTGCAACCCAAGCCTGCCTTGATACCGCGACACCCGTTGACGGGACGGCGCGTTATTGGCGTTCGCTTGCGCGGCAGCGGGCCGTTTTCTTTCCGAGGAAATAATGGCGAACACAACGGCCCCGCTGTCGGAGATCGCGATTGCCAACATGGCCGCGACTACTCTCGACGACATTCACCTTAACTCGCTCGACGAAGACACTCCGCTCGGGCGCTTCGTTGCGTCTGAGTTCGGCTTTATGCGCGATGAGCTTTTGGCCAGCCATGTGTGGGCGTGCGCCATGACGCGCAAGAAGATCGGCCGGCTGACTGCCGCGCCAGACTTCGGGTACGACTACCAGTATCAGCTCCCCACCGATTGTCTGCGCATCACTCCCCCGCGCGTTGACGGCAATCCGAACGGCACCCCCATTCCATTCAAACGCGAAGGCCGCCGTATCCTGACGGATTACCCGGCGCCGCTTTGTCTAGTGTACATCAAGCGCCTCACGAACCCGTCTGAAATGGACCCTCTGTTCGCGCGTGCGCTCGGGCAGTACATCGCCGTGTACGCATCACAGCGCGTCACCGGCAAGGAAAGCTACTTCTCGAAAGCCAACGGTCTGTTCCAGCAAGCCATCGCCGCTGCACAGCAAGTCAACGCTTTGGAGATGGGCACGCAGCCTTCCTACAATACCAACGACGTGCTTGGCGCCCGGCTCGCAGGCTAAGTGGTTGCGCAGCACATCCTACAGGCGTCGTTCAACAGAGGCGAAATTACTCCTCTCGCTCACGCACGCCGCGAACTCAAGCTGTACGCATCGGCCGCCGCGAAGCTCGATAATTGGTTCGTCCTGAAGTACGGCGGCGTTCGTCGTCGATCAGGCTCCTATTACGCTGGCACAATCAAGAACGGCGCCAGCAAAGCGCGCCTCATGGATTACATCTTCAATACGGGGCAGGCTTTCGTTCTCGAATGGGGTAATTTGTATCTTCGCTTTTGGGCAGCCGATGGCCAAATCTATTCCGGCCCCACGCCCTATGAGATTGTCACGCCATATACCGCCGACGAAGTTGAAGACATTCAGTACACCGTCGCGAATGACGTAATCTATCTCGCGCATCCAAATCACGAGCCGCGCAAGCTTCAGCGAAACAGCAATACGAATTGGGTTCTCAGTCTCGTGAGTTTCCGAGACGGCCCGTACATGCCGCTGAATGACATTGCCGCGAGCACCGTTACGCCAAGCGGCACGTTGACCACGGCCGCGTCGCGCACCTTCACTTGGACGGCAGGCACAGCGTGGACTAGCGCCGACGTTGGGCGACAGTTCCGTATCCAGCTCGCCGGCAAGTGGGCCTACTGTGTCATCACCGCCGTAACGAGCACACTGATAGTCACCGCTACAGTGACCTACGGCGACGCCCAGGCGGCAGCAGCAAGCCTTTCGTGGCAGCTCGGGGCCTTCGGTGCCAACCCTGGCTACCCCGGCTGTGTGACCTTCTATCAGGGCCGCCTCGTGTGGGGCCGTACCTCTTCGATGCCGCGAGCGCTCTTCTGCTCCGTGTCGAACGTCCCCGAGCGCTACAGCCCGACCGCGACCGATGGCACCGTATCCGACAGCGATGGCTTCACGCGAGACATTGTGACCGGACAGGCCGACCCGATCCTTTGGTTGAAGGAAGGCACGAAGATCATTCTCGGCACGGCCTCCGCAATTCGTTGGGTAGGCTCGCCAATCGACAGCGGCCAGATCATGACCGCGCGCAACGTGGACACCGGCATTCTTCGCAAGGTCGGTTCTCGTGGCGTTGTCCCCTGCGACGTGGACGAAGGCTTTTTGTTTGCAGGACGCAACGGCCTCAGTCTTCGCAACTTCAGCGAGGACGGGGCCAACGCGACGGCGCCCGACATTTCGGTACTCGCCGAACATCTATGCAAAACGAAAATCAAGCGCATGGCGTATCAGCAGACGCCAGACAGCATCGTGTGGTCGATCACTGACACCGGCCAAATCTTCGGACTGACCATCGACCGAGACGAACAGGTTGTTGGATTTCATCCGCACGACTTCTCCGGCTATGTCGAGAGCATCGCTGTCATCCCGACCAATGAGCGCGACGAGCTGTGGCTGTTGGTGCGACGTGTCATCGACGGCCAGACTGTGCGGTACATGGAAATTCTACAGCCGCCGTTCGATGCCGACATACACGATCAGGACGACCAGTTCTTTGTTGACTGCGGACTGACTTACGAAGGCGCCGCGCTCAACGTCATCAGCGGGCTTGGCCATCTCAAAGGACAGACTGTCGATATTCTCTCGGAAGGCTCACCGCTTCCCCGAGCGATGGTCAACAGCAACGGCCAAGTCACGCTGCCGAACGGGCGCACGACGACGAAGGCTCACTTCGGTTTGCCCATCGTGAATGGCGGCACCACTCTTCCTTCGCCCACGCTGGCACCGGACGGCTCAACACTTGGCCGCAAGTCCCGCGCCGTCAACGCAACGATCGATGTTGTGGCTACGGCAGGACTTGAGATCGGTGCTCGTGGCGCCGCGCGTCAGCAGATCAAATTCAGAAGTCCAAATAGTCCGATGGGCAGCGCACCGCCGCTGTACGCAGGCGAGTTCAAACAACCGATCATGGGGCCGTGGGAAACCCGCGCTCAGATCGAGTGGTCGTGCCCGCAGCCAACTGCGGCGACGATCCTAGCAATGAACATTCTCGTGGATTGTGAGCCATAATGTGTGTGCCCGTAGCAGCAGCCGCCGCCGTAGCAGGTGCGGCCATCAGCGTCGCTGGCTCCCTCAAGGGGGCGAGCGCCGAACAGAAGGCCGCGAACGACAACGCGCGGTCGCTAAACAAGCAAGCTGTAGAGCGTGAGAACAAGGCGGCCTTCGATAGTGCGAACCGGCTGAAGAAAGCCGAGTTCGATATTGAGACGTCCAAGCGCGAAGGCGTGCGCAAGGCCGGCGTCGTGAGCGCTGCCATCGGCGGTAGTGGCTTCGACGTGCGGTCGTTCTCCGAAGTCCTCAATGACGATGCGGCAGAGCAAGCCGTGTCCGTGGCTGCGATCCGCTACACCGGCAACCTCGATGCGTATGAGATGCAGTACCAGGGGCAGCAGGAAGGTAAGCAGCTCAGGGCCGGCGCCGTCGCTCAAGTGAAGGCTGGCAAGGATGCGAAGTCGGCCGGCTATCTCAAGGCCGCTGGCGCAGTCGTGAAGCTCGGCGGCGCGTTTGGTTCCGCCACACCACAGGCGACTACGGTGGGGTGGGATGCAACAACTACATCCGCATAGAGGCAAGGTGAATGGCTAGACTTCCCGCATTCCAAAACGAGCAGACGATTGGATCATCCGACCTAAACACGGGTGGCTTCACGCGGCTCAACCAGCCGAACACCGACACTGCAAACGCGATGGTCGGACTAGGCGGCGAGGCGCTACAGGCCGGCGAGCATCAGATGAAGATTGATGCCCACATAGCGGCGAAGGCAGCCAAGCAAGCGGAAGCCGACGCCAACATGATGCTTGAGAGCCGTCTGCTCGACTACCGCACCAACCTGCAAGCCGAGGCGCTGAAGCGTGCCGATGACATGCCAGAGGGTGGCTTCGGCTACGCGGCTGGCATGGCAGAGACGGCAACCAAGGAAGCCGAGGCAACCATTGCCCGCGACTTCTCTACTCGCCCCGACCAGGACTATGTGAACCTACGCTTCCAACGCGAGCGCCAGAGCGTCGTGGACGGAGCCATGAACACCGAGTTCAAGGCCCGCACAGAATGGCGTACTGGCATCATCAACAAGAAGGTTGCCGACCTACAAACGACCGTGGGCGCGGACCCTGAGAATTTTGATAATGCCGCCGCTGAGCTTGAAGTATTCGTAAGTAACACCCTCGACGCTGGCGAGAATACAAAGCAGCAAGTCAGGCAACTCGGGCTGTCCAAACTCGCCCGTGCCGAGCTGGACGCACGCGCCGCTGCCAACCCCGAGGCGTACCGAGGCGCTTACAAGGGCGGTTTCATCAATCAGCCGGTGCTCGGTGCCGAGCCTCATATCACTGGCATCGTCAACGCCGCGAATGACAACGGGCTCGACCCTAGGTTGTTGCTCGGGGTGGCCAAGATTGAGAGCAACTTGGACCCGAAGGCCGGTTCTCCCACGCGTGCTGACGGCACCAAAATGTCGTCGGCCGATGGCATGTGGCAGGTCACGGCATCGCCCGCCACGCTGGCCGACCTCGGCATCTCGAAAGAGGACCGGACGAACTACGCTGTGTCCACGCCAGCCGTCGCGCGCTTCTTCACCCGCCAGAAGGCGATCATTGAGAAGTCAGGACAGGAAGCCACGCCCGGCAAGTTGTTCATGACTTACAACATGGGCGCCGGGGCCGCTGCTGCCGTTCGCAATGCTGATCCGAACACGCCTATCGAGCAAGTCTTTACGAAGGTGTACGGAGCCCAAGGCCCGGCGAAGATCGAAGAAGTGCTCGGCAACAATCCGCGCATGTACAAACGCGGAATGACTGCCGGCCAAGTGCTGTCCAATTACGAACGGCAGATGGGCGGCGCGATGAAGTCGAGTGCTGGCTACGTCACCGGCAAGAACCTCACGACCGACGCACAGGCACAAGCGGTGTTCGAAGGTTTCGGTGTGCGTGGTTCTCAGTATCTCACAGCGCGCGACGCGGCAGAGACGTTCGTTTCGACCAACGCATCAATTCAGAAACAGTCAGCCGCCGACGCCAAACTGAAGCTCGGTATTGACACGCTGAATGGCGACATACCGAAGGACCGCTACGATCCCGAGCGCCACGCCGCTGTTGACGAAGCCGTAGGACAGGCCGGCGTTTCCACTGGCATTGCTAGTGGCGATCAGGCGGCTGTGCTTGGTGCGCGTCACCGTGCGAACGCTGTCGGCTTTATCACCGGCCCCGACGTGAATGGTTTCCGTGAAGCCATGAACATCAATGGCGTGTCGGATGCGAAGGCCACTGCCTACGCCGCGCTCGCCGATATTGCGACGAACGATGGCGCCACTTACGACGCGTCCAAACTTCCCGAAGACGAGAAGAAGCGCGTCCAAGAGTATCGAGCCTATACCGAAGTGATGGGGTTGAAACCGTTCGACGCAATCAAACGCATCGACGATGCCCGCACGCCGGATGGCAAGAAGACTGCCGAGGCGATGGCTAAGCAGTTTGGCGGCAAGAAGGGCGAACTAGAACAGCTCACGTTTGCCGATATTCAGAACCGATACGACACGAGCGGCATCTTCCATTCGTTCTCGCCCGTAACTGATAAGCAGCAAGCGATAGCCACGGAAACCTACCGCAACGCGTACCAGTATCACCGCGAGCGAGGGAAGGATGTTGAGGACGCGAAGTCGCTGGCGCTCATGGATATGGACAACCGTTGGGGCACGTCATCGCTGACAGGCTCGCAGGTGTTCATGCCGTATCCGCCAGAGAAGCAGCCTTCCATTCCGCCTATCGGTGGTTCGCATCAATGGGTGCAGGACGCGGCCAAAAATACCGTTGCATCGTATCTAGTTGAGAACGGCATCCTAAAGGACAAAGTGAAGTGGAAAGCCACGGGTAAAGCCGGCGCTGTCCCCGATGGCGTGGTCACTGCGAAAGAGCAGATGGGCAACGTCGATGTGCGCCTGATACCGCGCGCCGAGACTGCCGACGACATTCGTTCGGGCAATCCCATTCGCTATGAGCTTTGGTACACGCGACCCGATGGCCAGAAGGATCACATCCCTGATCGTTGGTTCACGCCGTCAGAGCACTTCAAGGCCGCTGAGCAGAAATACGATGACGAGTTCAAGAAGCGTGGCAAGCCAACGAAGCCCGACCCCAACGCATTAGATGGATTGGCATACTCCCCATAATGGCAAAGCTCCTCGAAGACGCACAGGCTGACAATCTTCCCTTCAAGATTGCGTCAGGCATGGCCGACATGGATCACCGCGCGACCATGCCGACGTTGAATGTTCCGACCGCTGGCGTTGACGATGTGGGCTTCTCTAATCAGCTTGCGGGCGCAGTTGCGAGTTTGCACGAAGCCAACATCAAACCCGAGGAGATAGATTACTCCTCGGGTGAGATGATGGGTGCTGCGTTCCGCTCTGGCAACACAATCGCTTCTGCACTTGCGAGCCAGAGCCTAGCCGAACGCCTCATGCCTACGGAGGGCAGCCGCGAGTTGTCCGATGATGAGCTGATTGCGCTGACCAAGAAAGACGGTCTGCACGGGATGCTCGATAA